GGAGACGATTGACTGATGGGACGTTGCAAATTGGAATTCACGAGCCGGCCGTGCAAACGGTGCGGCGAACTATGTCCGCGTGAGCAGTTCATGGTCGGCAGCGGCCGCTATCGCCAGTTGTCGACGCTGTGCATACCATGCCACAGGCTGTATCATCGCGACCGCAAACGGGCGGCGTACGCCGATCCTGTCCAGCGACAGGCCATTCTTGATTACAACAGGGAATACCGCACGCACCGCATATCACAGGAGGCAAATGACAAACGTCATGACAGGGTCAGCAGACAATCGTGGGTAACCAATCGTTGCTGGGCGCTGCTCGCGGACGGCAAACCCGGGCAGATCATCGTCTATCTGACGGCATCGACGCACAACATAGCGGACCATCCTGCGGATCATCGCCGACCGTGGCGACGTCGGGCATGGGCGATCCGCGACGACCGCCCGGGTATCACGCCGCCACGCGGCGGTGTGCCTATCATGCGGATCAGCGGCACAAACGCCATCGTGCACGGGCTCTGTCCCGACGACTGGCGATGGGTCGCCAAATACACCGGCAACTGGTTGCGCCGCCGGTACCAGGAGCAGGATTGATGGCAACGAAACCGCCACTCGAATCTACGATCCAGACCAGCATCGTCAACATCCTGACCATGCTGGGATACACCGTCATCGAGATCGGGCGCACCCGGCGCATGGTCCCGTGCAAACGCTGCGGAGCGTCGACGCCGGCGATCGGTTGGCAGGGCAACACACCCGGCGCACCGGACGTGATGGTCACCAGCACCCGATGGTCGGGAGATTGGGTCGGCATCGAGGTGAAGCGTCCTGGTGGTGCCATCCGACCGGAGCAAAAACGGCTGGTCGATGCCGGCACCGTCGTTATCGTGCGATCGGTGCGCGATGCTCTGGGCGTCGTCGTCGACGCCGAAACCCGGCACGGTCACCAGACCGCGCAGATCGATGCGGTGATCGCACAATTGTGACACCGTGCACCAGTTTCTGGTACACTGCACCGTGCTCAATCGAGCACACAGGAGATATTCGCAATGACAGATCTGGTTGTGGCGGCACCCGTGTCGGTGCCCGACGTCATGACGATGGCTGATGTCATCGTCAAGAGCGGTTTGTTCCCCGCATTTAAAAATCGCGAGTCGGCGGCGGCTATGATGCTGCTCTGCCGTGCCAAGGGGCTCGACCCGATGACGGCCGTCGAGAGATACCACATTGTCCAGGGCCGGCCTGTGATGCGGGCCGATGCCATGCTGGGCGAGTTTGTTCGCATGGGCGGGCGCGTCGAATGGATCAAACGCGACGACACCGAGGCGAGTGCGACGTTCTCGCACCCGCAGGGTGGATCGGTCACCGTTAGCTGGACGATCGATATGGCGCGCAAGGCGAAACTGACCGGCAAGGACATCTGGAACCAGTACCCGCGCCAGATGCTTCACGCGCGGTGTGTTTCCGAAGGCGTGCGCTCGGTATTGCCCGGCGCGACCAACGGGCTGTATACGCCCGAGGAGGCGATGCAGATGGAGCCGGTCGCAGAAACACCGCCAGCGCCCGCCAAACCCGCTGTACGGGCAATCTCGCGCGATTCCGAGCCTGTTGTCGCGTTGCCTGCACCCGAGCCTGTTGTGGTCGAGGCTGTGATCGATCCCAAAAAACTGCTGGTGCTGGCGATGCAGGATTTCGCCGATGCCGCGACCGAGCGCGGATGGGAGATCGCTGGAGCCAATGGCAAACCCAGCAAATCCAAAATGGTCGCGCTGGCCGGCAAACTGGTGACCGGGTTTGACGCCGCCGATCCCGAGCACTGGGCGCTCGCGCAGGACGCTCTGGTAGAGACGGGCGACGACGAGCCGGTCGAGGCACCAGCTGACGACAACGGGCTGGTGCTCGAGGCCGAGGTCGTGACAGCCGACGCCGACACCAGTGGCACGTTCACCATCGCCGATCCGTTCGCCGACGACTGATCGCAGATATGGGCGTCGGCCGATTCGGTACCCGGTCGACGTCCAGGATGCGGGCGGTGGGATTCGCCCGTATCGACAATGGCCCGGGATGCGGACACCATCCCGGGCCAACCCATATCAGGAGACCAATGATGACAGACGGACAACGACAACAGACACTCGACTGGTTGGTTGCGGAGCGGGCGCGTATCGCCGAGCACATCGCGCAGCTCGACCAGCGCATCGCCGCCATCGAGGCCATGCTGGACAACGGTCCCAGCACGGTCACCAGCGCGACCCGGGCGACATCGACAACGTACCGATTCAGCCGCGATCGGGTAAAATAGATTGCTCATCGGATGCCGCCACAGCGCGGGCCCGCCGGCTGATCCCCGGCGGGTAAATCCCATGAGCGGAGGTTAACGATGAGCATCACCGCCCTGAACTGGGCCGGCCGTACCGTCACCGGTTCGGCATCACGCAAATCCGTTTTGTTGTGTCTGGCGAACTATGCCAACGAACAAAACGAGGCGTATCCGTCGGTCGAGACGATATCCAGGATGACCGAGCTCAACGCCAAAACCGTGCGTCTGGCGCTCAGCGAAATGGAGTCCAACGGGCTCATATCCGACACTGGTCGACGTCGTGGGCAAACCCAAAACATCCGCGTCTGGGCGCTGAATGTCGACGCCGAAACCCTACCAAAAACGGAACCCTACCAAAATCGGAACCCTACCGTTTTTGGATCTGAAACCCTACCAAAAACGGACCTGAAAGGTACCCAAAAACGGGTAGCAGAACCTAAAGAGGAACCGTTAGTAGATCCCAAGTATAAACCTAGCTGTATACATAGTCGTGCACCGAAAACGGCACCGTTGAGTGCGCCACGCTCAACCAACAACCAGTCGATGGATTGGCTGCTCGATGCGCCGGCGAGGCACCAGCCACAGCGCCGCGAGTCGGAGCCCGAGGCCCGCGCCCGGCGTGCCATCGAGCTCTCCAAATCGTTGTACGACGCCGAGGACGATGCCGAGCTCGAGCGCATCAACCAGTGGTACCGTGACCGCGAAACCAAACAACTCAACACAGGAGATACCCAATGACACAGGACGAGGCACAATTCATCAGCGCGAGTTACCGCGCGTATCATCAGGCGTTGCTGGCCGAGATCGGCCGGCACCCGGGCGGCGAGATCGACGACCTCGATGCGGAGCTGGTGCGCCAGCTGATGACCAGGATCAAACGGCACGGGCGATCGGGACACCGTATCGCGCACTGGGAGCCCGGTATGGTCTGGGGCGTCGGCAAACCGCTCTGGACCAACGGAGCACCAAACCTGCTCCTGTGGATCCGGTCCCAGCAGTATCGGCCCAAAATGGTCCAGATCGTCGCCGAGGTTGAGCGTCTGGGCATGGTCGTACCCGAGGCGCAGATCGTCGAGGGCAACGTCGCCGAGCAACGCCGGGCTGTTTCAGCGCCGGCCGAATACACCGTCCGCGCACTCGCCGCAGGCGGTGACGGTCTGCTCGGTATGCCGGTCGCACCCAAACCAACAACGATGCCGTCGTGGATCGACGAGTTCCCATCGCGCGGCAACGTCGACGAGGACAGGATCATCGTCAATTGTCTCCTGCACATGGGCGATGAGATGGCGCGTCGCACGATTCATCGCATACAGGCCGACCGATTCGCGGAGACCCGCCGTCAGACCGACGCAGAGCATACCCGCGCACGGGCCGCAGAGGCCCGCCACAGGCGCGTCAACGCCGAGGACGGCGCATCAGCCGTCATGGCCGAAATCAACCGCAGGAGGGCGTCGTCGTGACGATTCACGATTTGATTGCAAAGGCCGGCATCGCGCCGGCCAATGCCGACCCGAATCGGCGCGAGGAATTCTGGCACGGGGATCGAAACACCGACGTATCCAGATGGATGCGCCAGGCGTTCCCGGCCGGACAGCAACAGGCGCATACTGTCCAGGATGTCGACTGGGTGATCCGCAACTACCAGACCAAACAGATGATGATCATCGAGGCGAAGTGCAATATGGCACCGATCTCTGGCGGTCAGTGGGAAACGTATAAAACGCTCGACGCCGCATTGCAGATAGGTTTGCCGGCTATCGGCTGGAAATGGCTCGGCTGCTGGGTGTTAACGCACGAGGGCGCGACATTTCCGTGCGACACGGTGTATCTCGCGCCGTATGCTCACTGCACCAAACTCACTGTTCGCGATCATCCCGATCGTCGCGCCAAATACAAAATGCCGTTTGCTCAATTTGAGCAAATCATGCTCAGCATATGATCGCGCTACAATCGCACCAGGAGACCAACAGATGATCGATGCGTTGTTGTGGGTCGGCGGCGTTGCCGTCGGCTCGACATTCGGTTTCAGCCTCGGTCGACGCCGGCTAGAGCTCGACGACCAGCGCGTCGCCGAAACGATCGCCAACCTGCGGCAGGACATTGTCGACCGGGACATACAGATCAGCGCACAGCGCCACATCCGCGACAACAGCCGCCGCGAGCACCAGTCGCTCTGGGATCGCATCGTGCTGGCCGAGCAACGGCAGGAGCACCCAGATACCGGCAAACACGGGCGGTACACAACCGCCAAGGGCGTCGAGCTGCGCGTCGCGGTGCTGGCCGTCGCCGTGCACAACCAGACCGATTACGCGATCATCGTGCCGACCGATCTGGCCGGCGCGACACCGTACATGATCCGACTCGATGCCGTCACCATCGACGAGGCACCGCAGTGACCGACGAAACCATCGTGGGCGGCATCGACGATTACAGCGAGCGTATGCTCGATCTGATGCGCGAGGCGTCCCAGCACGGCATTGTCGCGTACACCGTCCTGCACACAACAGACCCGATTTCGCGAACGTCGCAAACGCGGTACTGCTCGACGGCCGACCATATCCTGGCAATGGGGATGCTAGCCGCCGCGTCGCTGTACCAGCAGGACGATTTCCTCAACCCGTGCGACGATGAGGAGGACGAGCCCGTATGAGCAATTACCTGCGGTGCCCGCGATGCGAACGCATACACGGCGACATCGTCAACGACACAGGCCCGTATCTGGTCGTGCGCCGCGCCGGCGATACGCTGTACTGCAAACCGACGACCGTGATCTGTCGATGCGATGCCATCTGGACGATGCGCGATGGCTGGCTCTACGGCCGGGCGCTCGACCAGGCCAAACACGAAACAATGACCGACGAACCCGCGTCTGATGACGCGAGGCAGAATGAGGTGAACGATGCCCAGACCAACGAAATACAATCCAGAGCGCGTGCAGCGAATCGTCGAAACGCTGCGGGGCGGTAACACGCGCCGGGCCGCGGCGTGGGCGGGCGGCATCGACATCGATACATTCCACAGCTGGCTCAAACGCTATCCCGCGTTTTCCGACGCCGTAAAAACAGCCGAGTCAGACGCGGAGCTGGCGATGGTCGAGCGCGTGAGGTTGGCATCGGTCGATACATGGCAAGCGGCGGCATGGTGGCTCGAGCGCAAGCTCAAACAGGACTGGTCCGCGCGTCAGGAGCAGACTGGTGCCGATGGCGGCGCGGTGCGCGTAATCGTCCAATACGCGGACGAGCCGGCGCAACCAGACGCTGATGGCTGACATAACGCTCACGCTGCCCAGACCGCATCGGTCCCAGCGCATCATCCTGGACGAGGCGCGGCGGTGGAATGTTGTCGCCTGTGGTCGTCGTTTTGGGAAAACCACACTGGGCGGCAACCTGCTCGCCGATCCGGTACTGCGCGAGGGCAGGTCGGTCGCATGGTTTGCACCGACGTACCGGCTCCTAGAAGAAGCGTACAACGACCACAAACGGATCTACCAGCCGGTCGTCACCCGGGCCGTTCAGACGCCGGCACCGCGCATCGAGCTGATCACCGGCGCGGCCATCGATTACTGGACGCTCGACGACCCGAGCACTGTCGCCCGCGGACGCAAATACAAACGGGTCGTCATCGACGAGGCGGCGATGGCACGGCATCTGGAACAGGCCTGGACGGAAGCGATACGGCCGACGCTCACCGACTGGGCCGGCGATGCGTTTTTCCTGAGCACGCCCAAGGGCGGCAACTATTTCAAAATTTTGTGGGACCTCGCTGCGGACGGCGGCGACTGGGCCCGATGGCAGATGCCGACGTCGAGCAACCCGTACATACCCGGGCCCGAGATCGAGGCCGCGCGCGACTCGATGCCATCGATCGCGTTCAGGCAGGAGTACCTCGCCGAGTTTGTCGACGCCGCCGGCGCACGCATCAAGCGCGAATGGTTGCGCACCCGCGACGCACCGGATGGTCTGCCGGTCGTCCTGGGCGTCGACCTCGCGATCAGCACCAAGGCCGAGGCGGACTGGACGGCCTGTGTGGCGCTGTCGCGCAGCGACGACGGCAACGTCTGGATACGCGATGTCGCCCGCATCCGCGCGCCATTCGACGGCGTCCTGCGTTTCGTCGAACAGATGGCTGACAAATGGTCGCCCAGCGCGATCGGCATCGAGCAAGTGCAATATCAGGCGGCTGTCGTGCAGGAGCTCCTGCGACGCACCAGATTGCCCGTACGCGGCATCAGGCCAGACCGCGACAAGGTGACCCGCTACGGCCCGATCGAGGCGCGATACGAGCAGGGTCTGGTCAACCATGCGACCGACCTGCCGGCATGGTACGTCGATGAGGTGCTATCGTTTCCTGTCGGCCGGCACGACGACGCGGTGGACGCCACAGCGTACGCATGGTCAATGCTCGACAGGCGCAGGAGTTTCTCGGCCGTCTGACGTACAATGACACTGATTCTGTGTTATTCGACCCGGGCAGGTCTGACCGGGTCATTTTTTTGCCATCGGGCGAACAAATGACTGATCGTTGACGTCGCAATCACTGGCGCGGTATCATCGCGTTGTCATTGCGGTCTCTGGGCCTCGCGCCGATTTCGGTCGACGCGGGGCTTTTCCGTATCTGGAGGTCTGATTGGGCATATTCGACGCAATCAACGCGGCCATCAAGGCGGCGGCTCGACGCAACGAGCCGTTGCCGCCTCCGCTTGCGTCACGGTCCAACACCGCCATCGGCACCGGGTCCGGCCAGCTCGTTTCGTTTCTGACCCGCCGGCTCCCAGGATCGCATCGCGACTGGGCGCGCGAGGCTGGCGACCTCGGCCTCAACAGCGTCGTCGCCGTGGCGCTCGATTGGTACATTCGGAACTGGGCGCAGGGTCAGCCGCAGGTCATGCGGTA